TCATATACATTTTATAGGCTTGTGCTGGTGTTGCATCTAAAAATTCAATTTTATGAAGCATATCAACAATTCGTCTATCATACTGTGAAATTAGTTCGTTGTTATTCTTTAGTTTTTCTTTTTCTGAATATACAACACCAGGAGTTTTATTTATCCTGTTCATTTGTATTATCCCCCTCTAGTTTTAATGGTTCTTCTGGATATAGATTATTATATCTATCAACTTGTTCTTTGACAGCATTACTCATTTGCTCCCAAAATTTTTTATCTTCTTTGTTTCTTCTGATTTGGCATATTAACATATGCACCAATACTACAATTTGTAATACTAATAAAGCAATTAGTAAAAATTTTATAACTAAATCAATCATTATTTTACCTCTTTTCTATATAAATTCCCAATGATAACCGTGAGCGGTTTTGTTACCATTTACTTTATTACAAACTAAACTCAAATGAGCGTGAGAAATTCCTGTTTTAATTTCTGCGTCAGTGATAGAACTGTAAATAACACCTGTTTCTATACAACGCACTCGTTTCCTGCTAGGTGCAGCACGTCTTTCAATGCCTGTCCCGTAATTGATGTTTTCTTTTGGCGTCATCCACTCTAAATTAGTTACACAATTATTTGCTGGATTTTCGTCTCTGTGGTTCACTTGTGGCTTGTTTTCAGGATTAGGAATAAAGGTTTCAGCTACTAATCTATGCACTCTGAATGTTTTACGTTGTTTATTTTTCACAAGAACCAATTTCAAATATCCATCTTTGTCTATACTAGCGACTCGTATGATAGGCTTCTCTAAATGTGTGCGAGTTAAACTTCTTATTCTACCTAAAGTGCTAGCTTGATATAGACCTTCGTAATTAGGAATATCTTTCCAGATTTCTTCTATCTTACTCACCTCTTTTTATTATATCGGGGAGAAACATTGTATAATGTCTCTCCCTCAACGGTTTTATCGTTTATTCCGCCTGCAACCTCGCCACTTGAAGCGACGTAGAGGTCACGCTGCGCGCCTCCGTATGGGACCGTTATAACGACGCCAGCCAACAAAGATAGTGCCTGTGTGGAAGAACACCTATCTGCCCATTTTCAATATGGAGCTACCATATTCCTCGTGCGTCACAGGGGCTATTCCCTAGAACAGAAATGTGACGTCTCGCTACTAGCCACGATAAACTCCCTTTTGTTAACGTCACTAGGGACCAGCTGACGTGCATAGATAAATATGCAATCTAAGCAATACACTTGCCCCTCTACTTTTACTTAGGCGGAATAGTGCGAATCTTCTCCAAGGGTTTATGGTTTTCCTTCCCTGGTGGGTCGTGTTGGGCTCGAACCAACTACCCTTACATTAAAAGTGTAATGCTCTATCTGATGAGCTAACGACCCAAATATTAATATGAGAACAACCAAACTCATATTATATTATATTTGGAATTATCTTGATATGGCTGTTTTTAATGGTGGGTAAGGGTGGAATCGAACCACCTCAGCCTTTCAGCAACGGTTTTACAGACCGCCCTAGCTCTCCTACTCTAGCGCTTACCCATATTAACAATAGCCCATTTCTTTAATTTTTTTTATTAGTTGCTTCTACAATTGGCATAACATCATCTTTATATTGTTTTTGCCATACTTTTTCTCGTTTCCAAAATGGTTGTTTATAGATTTTACTTGCAGCGTCACAGCAACATATAGCTTCCACCATATCCCAACGACCATCAGCGGCTCGATCATTACACCATGCTACAAATTCTTTAAAATTCATTTTAAATCCTCTTTCATAAATATTTTGGCGCCGAGAGCAGGATTCGAACCTGCGGACCCCGTTACTAGGTCGACGCGTTAGCAGTGCGTTGGTTTAAACCACTCACCCATCTCGGCATATTATCTTTCTTCTTCGTCTTTATCTCTATACGTTTGTATTATTTTACGAGTTTCTTCTTTTCTATGTTTTGTTTCTTCGATAGCAGATTTTGTTCTTTCTAATAATTCTTTTGATTTTTCTATTTGTTGTGTTTTGTAATCCATTTTGCACCTCTTTTCGTTTTTGGTAGCGCTCTCGAGAGTTGAACTCGACACCCCAGCGTGAAAGGCTGGTGGCTTAACCGACTGCCCCGAGCGCCATATGAAGGGGCTAACCGACCCCTATTTTCCAATAGCAATACCAAGCTCTCTACGAACTTTTAGTATTTTCTTGGCTTGTTCTGATTTAGATGTATCGACTTTCGCCCATTCTTTTAAATCAGTTGTTTTGCAATATATTTTGCATAATAGGTATTGAACTGCGTGTGGAGTTCTACCTAGTCTATCTGCTAACCAACAGATATTTCTCCAAGTTGGAGCGAATGAACCTACAAAGAACATATCTTCTTCAGTCCAAGGTTTTCCTGCATTAACAGGTTTTTCTCGTTCTCCCATTAAGAACTACCTCCTTTTGAGTTGTTTTTATTTATATTATCCTATTGATAAATAAATACTATTTTCTTTTATGGAATTTAGCCCAATCATTGATTGCGTCTTCTAAACTCCAATCGTGCAACGTTCTCCAACCGTCTTACTCCATTTGCTAAATCTTTTTGGTCTTGCTCCCAACGGTCAATCGCGTCTTGTTTTGTTTCTAAAAATTTGAATTCCCATAAATCCCAACTATCTAACCCTAAAGATTTATAATGTCTACCATTACCAACTTCAATATTAGGGTCTTTTAACTTCCTTCTGATTTTACGGTTAGCATATTGCTTTCCTTTTTTCATTGACCTACCCCATAAAGCCATTCTTGAAATAGGGAATTTTTTGTAACTTCTACTCATTCTATCGCCTCCTTAGGCACGAAGCCCTAGAAGACGTTACCTTTTCTATTCATATTTTCCTCCTAACCAATGGCATATCCTATCATACCTACTCCACCTTTTGGATTTACAAAATCAGGTTGTTCACATTTTACATATCCTAATGCTAATTTATGATATTTATACCAAGTTGGGTGAAAGTCATATTGATATAGTCCTTCTTTTATATTTTCAATTACAGCATAATCATAACAAGTTTCCCATATATCATACGCATTTTCCATTACTGCTCGCTCGGCTTCTTCAAATGTTTTATAGTAGCCTACACAACGTGTATCTTTAACATCTCCTTTTTTGGTTTCAATTGTTGTTATGAAATACATAATAATTCTCCTTTTCATATAATGGCTGGGGTGAAACAACTAACCCTCCCCAGCAGTAATTGTCGGTATTTACCCACTGCTCGTGTATGCTCTAGGTAAAGTTTGTTACCACATATCAGGGTTTTTCAATAATCTCGTGCATACAGATTACGGCTTATCGTTACTCTAGTTGATTTGTTGTGACTGACCCTCACAACTAGGTGACAGCACCAAGGCTATCTGGTGCCGACTAAGTGACTTGAACACTTAACCTATCGCTTACAAGGCGATTGCTCTACCAGTTGAGCTAAGTCGGCATATACAATGTTATATTCAATCTTTCCTATAGCGGATTTTCACCACTCTCCCACGTCAATTAAGATAGTAGTCGCAGAATCGAACTGCTCGGACTGAATGTTGTTATATAGTTGCCCTCTTATGAGGTGGCTCGGGAGCCTAGACTCGAACTAGGAATATATCGGTCAAAGCGCTATGTGATACCATTTCACCACTCCCGAATGTTATTTATATGTTACATTATTTAGTACGTAAGACATTGTTGAATTTGAAACATTAAAACGTTTTGCAAGTGAAGTTAAACCATATTCTTTATCTCTAGGTTTATAAACTTCTCTACACCATTCTACTTCTGCTGTTGTAAGTTTTGAATTATGAGAGTGTTTACCACGAGCTTGACTTGACCAACGCTCTTTTACCCATTCAAGATTACTTGCTTCATTATTCAAAGTATTACCGTCAATATGTCTGACCCAAGTGTAACCCATAGGATTTGGTACAAAAGCCATAGCAACTAAACGAGCTACTATATAATATTTTGCTTTTCCTCTTTTTCCTAAGGATAAATTCACCATTAGACAATTACTTTTATCAAGTTTTTGTTTTAATATTTTTCCAGTCTGTTTATTTCTAACGTCTCCATATTTTGAAATTTCGTAATTTGAACAGACACTACATTCTTTCCACATTCTAACTACCTACCTACTAAATCATTGGTTGCGGGCGTAGGAATCGAACCTCGTCTCTGGGTTATGGACCCAGCGTGCTACCGTTGCACCACCCCCGCGATATATGAGTGGGGCAAAGCCGAGGGAGGACTTGAACCTCATCTACCCGCGCGGACTTTCACCCGTGACGTTACCCACTATACGTCTTTTAACCTCAGCTATGTTAATTAAATATTGATTTTATTTTATATAACTTTTCTGGGTGAGCTTCATAATGATTTTTTTCGCAATATTTTTTATAACATTTTTCATCGCAAAAATGTTGATTATATTCGTTTACACTTCCCCATAAAATTATTTTCTTACAATTTTCACAAGTATAGGCTAACATATTTTTCTCCTATCTATACCAAGATTTTTTCTTTTTTATAATACTTCCCAAGTTCTCTGTATTTGGTAGTATAACATCTTCGGGCGTTATATCGTTTACACTATTGCCAGGTTTTAATTCAATATAATGAATTACATTTTTGTCAGATAACTTTATTACTACACTACCAAAAGCAGGACTTTTTCCTGTTTTACCTAATCCACTTTCAAAATTTATTCTGCCTTTAGGCACATATAATTCACATTTACAATGTAAGTTGTGAAATCTAGCGGTAGTTAAAAATTCAATGGGGAATAAAACATATATAGTATTGTGAGCTTTATTATAAGTCTCAACTGCCTTTGCTAAAAACTTGTGTTTATCCGTAAATGGAGGGTTAATCCAGATACGGTCATATTTTGTCCAGTCTTGTGCAAGACCATCTGTTTCTATTGTATCATAATGAGGTACTGCGAATTCTTTTGCTTTACCTTCACAAGTTGCTGGGTCATAGTCGAAACCATCAGGGTAGAAAAAGTCTACTACATATTTTGGTGTATAATATTCATTATCCTTGCTAAATACTACGCTCGCTTTTGCCACGTCCTTTTCCCCCTTCTTCACATATAACATTTGTCCAGCCATTGACTACCTCTCCTTTGAATATTTCAAACTATCTAATAAACCTTTAATGCAATCTAAATCCTCAAAATGTTCTTCTTTCAAGAATAATATAATCAATCCTTTTTCATTTGCTTTTTTTAATCTTCTACGTATCATTTCTTTGTATCGTGCATTACTGATTGATACAGATTTAATATCAATAGTTATAAGTATTCCGTCGTATTTATTCAATAATTTTGCTTGTACTGGTATACCTTCTAACGCACTTCTGTCATTTGGCGCGTATGAAATATCATTTTCTTGTAACCAAGCAAATAATTGCTCTGTATATTTTTTAATATCTTTCTGCTCATAAGATGCTACATATTGCCCAAGTTCTGGATATTTTTGAAAATACCCTGGTGACAATCTTGTCTTACCTACTACTTCGGCTAATTCTTTTCTTGTTACTAATCGGTCTTGAGCTTTAGCCCATTCAATTAGTTTCTCTCCGTCGTTTAATACAGTATGAGACCCTTTAACCATAGAGTCATGTCTCAGTTCTATATCATTTCTTTCTAAGATACGTCTGACGGTTGTTGGATATGTACCGAAGGCACGTGCTATCGCGTTCAAGGATTGACCATTTTCATATGCTTCGATTATTCCTTGTGGTTCTATTTTTGTCTTCATTTTATACCTCCTTTACCGCGTCTTCATATATCTTTCTGTTATCGTCGTTTAAGTCGCATAGTCTTATGTTATCAAGTGCTACTGCTCTATCTCCCAATATTTCATTAACTTTTTCTTTCGGTATATTTTTCTCTGCCATAATCACGTCTAATAATGTATTTTTTCTACCAAAGAATTCTGAGTCTAATAAGTCGTACGCTACGTCAATAAACTCTTTGTGAAGTTTATTACTAAAGAACCTAAACATATCTGCAATATAAGGTGAGCGTCCTTTACCTAAGTATGTACTCTCGCCATATAGCACACGTCTATATGAAGTTATTTGCATTTCTGGATAGCCATATTCGGTTTTGAATTCCCTATATAGGTGAGCTTTATTTAGCGCCCTATATTCGGATAAGTCTTTCATAATTACTTCTTCCTTTCTTTTGATAAAGTCTATAATATAATTATATAATATTTTACGGAATTAGTCAAGAGGTTTCTTGTTTTTCTTTTTCTCTCATTTCTATATTTCCACCGTCTAACATATATAATAAAATAGATAACCAATAAGTAGGTTTATCTGGGAACCATAGTCCATATTTGGCTTTTACTTTTACACATAATGCTAAGCGTCCTATGTCGTCCACATCTCTTGTTGAAGTCTCATTATCAATCCATAATTCTAAACGATTATCTTTACTAGCACGAAATCGAGGTAACATCCCCCACTTACTTTCACACAATACTATATCTATATCATCAAAACCATAATATTGTAGCTTTGAAGTAATCCATTTTGGGTTACGGTCAATCTCTTTCATACCATGATAAACCATTTTAGGAAATATAACTTTATCGAATAACTCCCACATAAGATATGAACCACTTATTACACCTAACACCATAACAAAATCGGTCATTATTCTTTTCCTTCTTTCTTTGCAAGTTCAGCTCTTTTCTTTACCAAATAGTCTGAAACTTTTTGTGACATTGGTTCATCTTTTGTCTTGAAGTGGTGACTATCTAAATGTCTTAAATGCTCTACACATATTTTTTCACTTGCGTATTGTTTATAACCAGCTTCATATAATGCGATATAAAAAGCCACATTTGGTATTGCTATTTCTGGATATAAAGGACATTTATCTTCGTCTAATATGGTGTACGCACAATATCCTCCCCAGTCTCCAGGGTGAATATCTTTATATGAAGTTATAGGAGTAGTACCAGCTGTAAAATTATTAGCGCCTTGATTAACGTAAAATTTGAACATACAAGCTGTATTTTCGGTAGCTTCACTAAGTTTTACTAATTCACGAATTGCGTCTTCTTCTTTTATTGCGTCGTCAATAGGGAAGTACCAGAATACTTTTTGATCATCTGGATACATAGTTCTAACTTTTTCTCTTAGTCCATTTCTTGTTGAATACATAATATTATCTTGATTATATTTATGCTTATCACTCACTAAAACTAATTTTTTACCTGTTACGTCGTATAATTTCTGTACTTGCTCCTCTGTTGTAAATCCTTCAATATCATTGGCGTATACGATTACAGGGTCTGCTATATCTGTATAATTTGCACCTACTCTTATCAATTCTTTGAATAATCTTATATAGTTATCTACAAAAACATCTACATATCTTTCTAAATAGCCACTCCAACTAACACTGCCAAAACAATATTTCATAACTATTCTTCCTTTCTTTTTCGTAATTTTTCTAATACGTAATCAATCCCTCCGAAGTTATTATCGTCTATATATTCATTACAAAAAATCTTTCGTGGGTTATTACCAAACCAATCCTTCATGTGAGGTAGATTATCATTCACTGCATTAAATTTAATCCCATGGTCTTCACACCACATAAGCGCTCCTTCTAACGCAATCCCTTCACGCATAGTCACAAGCACTAAATAGGCACCTTTTCTTTGTTCTTCAAGTATATAATCTATAATCTCTTGGATAGGTTCTCCTATATTAGGATAAGGGGGCACTATTGTGGCCAGTGTCCCATCAAAATCAACACCTATTATTCTATTTCTTTTCTTCTTCATTTTCATTAACAGGTTCCTCCGCTTTCTTTTTTCTGGTACGTTTCGGTTTTCTTTTCATAAATAACATTTCTTTGTTATCAAAATAAACTTTATCGTTACCATTATCTTTTTCATCTCCTTCAAATTGAGGACGCATAAAAGATATATAAGCGGTTCCGTATTTTTGTACACATTCTCTTGTACGAGCTAATTTTTGACAGTCATTTTTGAAACCTAAATTTATAAAATCTATATCGTCTTTTTTATCCTCTGGTAGATTATCTAAATCAACTTTCACTTCAAATGCGTCAGCCACCTCAAACTCGTGCTTTTTTGTTCTGTGTAAATAAACTCGTAGTATCATTTTATTCTCCACCTCTCAATAAATATTTATTAGACACAACTTTAAATGAATAGGTCATATCTTCTGTTCTAAACACAACACCTTCTGCAATTTGACTTGGTGAAGCGCCTTCAAAATATTTTTTATATTTTATATCATCAACATATTTCAATAGCTTTTCTACTGTGTTATCCACCGTTTCCTCAGGGTCAAATTTGAATTTATCTTCTGCGTCAATTAGAGGTACGTGCTTCAAACCAAATTCTTCGCACAATTTTAACATATATAATAAGTCGCATTTTACATAGCTTCCGTTTTTACCAGTTTTACTTACAAAAGCATTGAATATAAACCATTCTTTTTCTTTAAGTCCTAATTTATTTCCTTGAATACCCGGTCCACATAATTCTCCTTGGAATGCTACATATATACTATTTATAGCTCTATAATTTTCAAATTTCTCTTTAGCTCCATTTTTAAAATACTTATTAACTGTAGTGGTATACATATTTTCGTCTTTATAAAATTGATTTCTACCACCTATTAAAAATGCGTCGTCGAATAATCCAACAGTACAAGAAGTACCGTCAAGTTTTATTGAGCTATACCAATCATCTTGCTCACTATTCATATACGCTGGTAGAACGTCTGTTGCACAAACTTGAATTCTCTCCTCATCAGTTTTTGGTATATACCATTCGTGATGAATTATATCACCTAACGCTCCGTTCGAAACTGATGGTTCATATTTTTCTATTTTTAACAATTCAGTTAAATCTGTACCTTCTACTGGGTTCATCATTTCTTCTGGTAAAGCTGTATCTGCATAATCAGGATTGATTTGGTCATATATTTCAACCGCTTGACTAATCGGTATAACTAATCCTTGTGAAATTTGGTTTCTAAATTTATGTGTTGAGATTTTATACTTACTAAGTTTTTGTGACCAAGAAGAACCTTTTAAAAATTCAAATGCTGGTATATCAGGTAGTAAACTATCAATTTCAAAATAAACAACTTTATCTCCTACTTGATATTCTCCTTTTCTAGCCACACAATCCCAGTTTAATATTTGAACAATCTCTATTCTATCGGCACCTTCTATCGGTTTTATCGCCTTGACCGTCTGCACACTTGCTAACTTTCTGCTCATTTTTTGATCCTCCTTCTCTATAATGGTCACAACCAGGACACCCCATTTTCTCTACTCTACAGTGGTCTATATCATATCCTGTGCCCGTACATATTCTCATTATAACTACCTCCTCGTAATATTATTTCACTAATTCACGACTAAGATTGCTTACAAATTCATTTATTCTAGTTTGCATATATTCAGCGTCTTCCATTTTCGTACAACTAACTGTAGGTAAGTTAAGTTGATACTTATTGCTACCTAATATAGTTATGCCATTTGAAAATGTTATACTAATTGATTTATCTTTTCCTTCTAATGTAGTCATAGTCATTACATACCTCCTTCTCTATCCAATGGTGGGCCAAAACCAAGTTGTGTTTTAGTCCCAGATATATTGGCTAATCGTTCATAGACTTCTAATTTTGCTTTGGCTACAGCTAATTCATTTTTTAGTTGTGCGTTTTCATTTTCTAGTGTAAACACTCTATTCATTACAATATTCTCTATTTTGTCATATGCGTTGTTTTCTGTTTCTACTTTACGAGTAGCCATTATATCCTCTCCTTAATCTATTATTTATTCATATTGAATAGCACAGTAGGGTCATCACTAAGCATTGTTGTAGGGAATTGACCGTTCCATTTTTGTATCATTTCTCTTTGTATTTCTAATCTTAGTTGTTCTAATGATTTATCAGTTACAGATTGTGATTGTAATTCTCTTACTTTTGCTTCCGCCTCTGCTGTATTTATTTTTTGTTCATTTTGAACTTTTATGATTTCTAATTGAGCTTTTTCTGCTTGAGCTTTTTGCTCGTTAGTTGTCTTAGCTTCGATCGCTTTGTTGTATTCGTCTGTAAATCCTATATTTTCAAGGTTTACGGCACTAATTATAAAATATTCCTCCAAAGCCTTGTTTAATTCTTCTGTTATAGTGGTAGCAACTTCTGCTCTTTTTGTTATCATTTCTTCCGCTGTAAATTGAGCCATACTGGCTTTGAGACTAGATTGCAATGCAGGGTTCAATATTACATCATTATAGTTTGCTCCTACTTTTGAGTATAATTCAGAAGCCTTTTCGGCTTTTATTTGATAATTTATTGACATAGTAATGTTTACTATTTGAAGGTCTTTTGCACTACCTTCTACTGTATTTGAATATTTTTGTGTTCTTATATCTACATCATGTACACTTTCAACGAAAGGTTTTACAAAATGAAATCCTGCGTCTAAATATTTGTCTTGAACTTTTGAATATAAAGTTACTACTCCTATGTGTCCTGTTGGTACTATTGTTGTACCTGCAAAAAATATAATCATTCCTATAAATAAGGCCACCACTCCGATTACTAGAGCTACTGTTTGTTTTCCACTCATAATTTCAATCCTCCTATTATTAAATCCAATTATTTTTTAAGTTCTTTTAATTTTGTTTCAAGTGTTTCAATCTTATTATATAATCTATCGACTAAATCATTAAGCATTTTGTTATCGTTTTCTTGTGATTTGATTTGTCTCTCTTGCATTTGAATTTTAACTTGTGATGGTGTGTCTTCCTTATATTTATAAAACGCATAAGATAGAGCAATACCAATAATTACACCAATCATAAATACTGGAAACATAGTCATCATTGTAAATATCCTCCTTTCAATAAATAGTCTAATGTCACGGGTTTATAATCATATAACATACACCCTACGTTATATCTATTTATATCAGGTCGGTTATCTGGTTTGTGTGTATGACCGTGCAAGTGAATACTTCCGTGTTCTTTACAATTCCAGCTTTCTATTGGATAATGTGATAAAATTATAAATTTACCGTTTATCTTTAGCTCTTTATAGTGAACCATCTCCTTGAAGTATCTAGGATTAAACGCTTGCTTATTTATATACGTATCATGATTTCCAATAATCAAATGCTTTTTTCCGTTTAATCGGCTTAGCACATCTGTTATCAAAAATGGTGTCATATATGAGTTTTGAAACGCAAAATCTCCTAAAACATATACTTCGTCGTTAGGTTTAACTACCTCATTCCAATTTTTAATAAAACCTATAGTCATATCTTCCACTGTCTTCCAAGGTCTATCTTCATATTCAATAATATTTTTATGACCTAAATGTAGGTCGCTTGTGAAATAAATCATTATATATCTTTATCTAACTGAAAGCAGGCGTTCAATCACCGTTTTTATTTCTCGTCCTGCTTCAGCTTTCCTTTCTTTATTATTCTCCAAGGACAACGTTTATGTATTTTATCTGGGTTACTATCGTCAAACGTGGTTATAGAATAAAATTGTGTTTCTGGTTTATTAAATTTTATATTTCGTTCGCAATTGCAATCTTCACACTCTGTAGCACAATAACTTTTATCATACATACTCATAGTCCTATTAGCCCTTCTTTCAATACATAGTCTTTTACGTCTTGCAAACTTTTTGCAATAATAAAATGCCCTCCGGCTTTTTTAATTCTCGCTCCTTGTGCTAATTGAATTGCGCTAGGTTTTCCTCCTGGGTCTTTAACTTCTATGCCGAAGAATAATCCTCCCCAGCAACATAATAAGTCTGGTATACCCGTCTCTTGATATAAGTCTCCACCATGAATTTTATAACATAATCCACCCAGACTTGTTATATATTCTTTAATTTCGTTTTCAATAGCTTTCTCTTTGTGTGGTTTATAATTCCCCATTTTTATATAGCCCCTCTCTTAATCTAAGCATTAAATTATCAGCACATTTGCATATAACTGGTCCAGCAACACTCATAAAATCAGCTGTTTCTTCTTCATTTAAAACTCTATCTTGTTGTCCTGTTTCCCATAAATAAACGTGTGTGAGCTCGTGCCTTAATGCTTTTCCTAAAAGAAAGCCATCTAAATCTTTATCAATATAAATAGTTTGTGAAATATATTCTGTTATTCCATGTAATCTGGCTTCTTTGTCGATTGGTCTATTTTCATAAAATATCTTGTTCATTTCGTCCCTATTTTTAAAACATAATTTCCAAATATTTTTTGGATTAACAGGCGATACAAATTCCATTATTTATCCTCCTTTTTGAATAATAAACTTCTTATGGCACTTGCTAATAAACATATTGCAAATGCTTGTATAAAATTCAAATGAAAGGATAAATGAAACGCCCAACATACAAAATTCACTACTAACCACAATGGTAAACACCATAAAATAGCGAATAATATTAAGATTAAAATAAGTACAATTATTTTTTCCATATCTCATTTCTCCTTTGTGCATATCATATCACAATCACCCTAAATCGTCAATGGGTTTGTTGTCTGTTTTATAAATTATTTTTAGAATGGAACACCCTCCTCAAAAAATCCTCCTGTATAAGTCCAGTCTCTAATGGTTTCATACTCATTATTAGGGAATTCAATAGCAACTAATTCAAGATATAGTTCTCCATAATCAGCTGGGTCTAAAATTCTTAAATTAACTCCTGGTGAATCATTTATTTCTATCTGTTCAGGAAGTGGTCTACCGTATTCGTCAAAACGAGCAATTATCGGCATTTTCTTTCCGTACATTCGATTTCGTTTACTAGCTTGAATTATATTTTTCCTTACTGCGGGGGTCATACTACATTGAAATTCTTTTATACGAGTGGGTGCAATCTCCATCATTAACCTACCTTTTACCGCAGACAAAGTAACGAGTACCTTTTCTGGCAATAAATTAGGTGTATCTTTAACACAACATACATACTTCCCTTTGAAGTTTTCTACCTTTACCTGCACTTTTGACTCCTCCTCTTTCTCAATTTTTTTCATAAAATCTTCATAACTTAGCGTAGTTGAATAGGGGTCCCAATGTTCCGATGGGTAATACACCTGTCGGGTTTCACCAGTAGAACCTGTATAAGTTAAAGAAGTACCAGTTGTAAATGGACTTTGTATATAACTTTTATATGGGTCTCCCAATGAAGTCACTTCTATCGTATTAGGTTCTATTGAATAAGGACTTAAATCATACTCAGGTGGCACTAATGTACTACCAAACGGAGTATGATAAATTTCTGGTTCTTTCTTTTTCTCTCTTCCCATAATTATTCCCCCTTCTCTAGCCATTCTTCAAACATTCTATCATCAAAATCTTTACCTTCTTTTAAGTTTCTATAAATGGCTGGCTCAACAGAATTCATAATTTGAAGATAATAGTATACAGGCTGTTTTGTTTGTCCAATTCTATCTATACGACCTTTTGCCTGTTCAAAATCTATATGATTTTCTGGTGGTGAGAAAAATATAGCAATATTAGTTTTAGCAAAATCGTTAAGACCTGCTCCTCCTGCTACTACGTTTACAATAGCAACACAATCGTCTTGCTCATACCAATCTTTTAAGTCTTTATGCGCTCCGTCGTAAATGACACAATGTCTTTTTTGTTTATTACATAATGCTTTTATAATATAAGTTTCTGTTACAAAATTAGTGAATACAACAATACGACCTTCGTTTCCGTCTAAAAAGTCTTCTAACCATTGTAATTTTGGATTATCTTTTAAGTATTTATCGAATATAAATCCACTACAACTTTCACGCATATAAATATGGTGCAAGGTTGGTCTATTAGCGATTATTATATCCTCATTGAGTAATTTATCGTCTCCACTTTCTAAAGCGCTTAAAAACGATTTCTCGTCCATTCTGGGCCATACTTTTTTCTCCTTAAAATATTTCATATCAGAAGTCATTTTGAATGATTGAGGTATTTCAATAGGACGGTCATATTCACTTTCATATTTTTTATAATAAGTATAATCATTTACGGCCTCGTCCATTTTTTCAGTTTCTCTATATCCTACTATTTCATTGAACGGAAAACGAGCTTTTCCTGCTCTAACTAAATTCCAGTTTTGAGCTTCAATACAAAATCTTTGCTTAAAATCTTTTGGTTTAATATTAAATAATGGGTGTCCTAAGGCTTTGTATTGTGGGTATAAATCTATATATTTTTTATTTTGTGGTGTAGCACTAAGCACTAACATATAAGGTTTATACGTTTCACTTAATGCTTGTATGAATTTACTCTGCTTACTATCATACGTCTTCATTTTATGACCTTCGTCTACTATTACTAAAGTGTCTACCATTTTGCATACATATTCTATCTTAGCCTTATTCTTTTCTCTCCAAGCACTTTGAAAACTAGATACAAATTTCATTTCTATTTCAGGTACTTCATATTCTAAGTCTCTTTTCCAGTCGTCCACTTTTGAAACTGGGCATATTACTACTACACCTTTTATCATATGATTTTTATATAATTTTTCAGCAACAGAAAGGGAGGTTACAGTCTTCCCTGTACCTGTATCAAAACCCAAATAAGCTCCTCGTTGGTCTGTATTACTCATTCTGTAATATATATCATCTGCTGTAACTCTTTGATACACATATAAATCAGTTTTCATTAGACTGAGCCTCCTTTTTCTTTTCATAATATTCTTTATAATATTTTTGTCTTTCTTCTTTATTCTTTTTATAATGCTCTTTATAATATTCTTTTCTTTCGTCTTTATGCTCCTTATAGAATTTATCATAATTGTCTTTCTTTTCTTTTTGCAATTCTTTACTTTCCGCGTAGTGTTTATTATTACGGGCTTTTATTTTATCTTTATTTTTCTCATAGTATTCTTTAAAATATGCTTGGCGTTCTTCTTTCTTTTTTCTATAATACTCGCGTTGATACGCTTTTCTGTCACTCATTATTTACCTCCTATATCTTCTAATTTTACAGTTGCAACAACTTGTGTAGTTTTGGTAAACTTCTTCGCGATTTCAGGTTCCTCCTCTTTTAGTTTTTTACTATCTATTGTATTTCTTGTACTAGGAGAAACATAAGTTAATTTTGCTCCACCTACTATTACATTCTTTGGTAAGTTTTGTGTTTCGTGTAATTTAATAACTTCTGCTTTTAATGGTTCATATACTTCTTTGAATTTTGCCTCTGCTTTTTTCATAGCTTGGTATTTATCATAAAATTCATCAGACGTACAACCCATAGCTTTGCGTAGAGCTTCTGCGAAGTCAGATATTACATCACCAACAGCCTCATCTTTTGTTTCTTCTTCCTCTACGTCTACGTACATTTCAGTAATTTCAAATGTTTCTTCGTCAATTTTAATTATTTTCTTTTTCATATTTTATGCTCCTCCCAATGATTTTTTATTCTTTGATATACATTACGAGCAGTCAATCCACCCATAACAGGCTCATCTCCATACTCATATCTTTCCCAAGGAGTAAAACCTCCCATTATTTCTAATCTATCTTTCTCGGCTCCAAATGTACCAAAACCTTCGATCACACTTATCCATCTATGTTCAGTCCATCTATGTTCAGGGTCAAAAACTGGATAACAGATTTGATAATGCTCCATAAGGTCTGGAGCTACTTTTTGTAATTCTTTTAGTTTTTCTTTATCGTAGCCCCAACCTTCATTCCAACTGAACGGAATCCCTGCTTCCTCAAGCATTTTTTTAAGTTTGAATATTTCCTTATATTTTTTACTCACAATTAAGCCTCCTCTTTTTTGTCGATAAATCCTTGTACTCCTTTTTGTGTTCTTTCAAACGCTCTTGCTTGGTTTGCTTTATTTAATTCTAATTGTCTTCTCATTCTTTCTTCTTTAACTAAATGAGCTATTGAAATTTTATCTTCTAACTTCATATTATAGTTATATACATTTTCAACTTCTCTTTCACAGTCTGTATTTAATACCCAAGGTGTTGCATTATAAATATATTTCTCTACACTATAAGCAAGCCTTTTCTTATCAACTTCTGGATAATCAAAGTAATAAATAACAGTTTGCATAAGTGTTACTAAACTTCCTGGTATTTTCTTTTCATCAATACTTTCTAACAATGGTTTAATAAATTCTAGTCTAGGTATAGCTTTTTCATATTGGTCTTCTGTTAATTGTAAAATACCCTCTTTTATATCTCTATGTTTTGATTTTGATACTCTATAAACTGCTGTTGAAATTATATCTAAGTTTCCGTTTGCGTATTTACTCATAAGTCTCAATAATCTTTGATAATTTTCGTTTCCTTGTTCTGCGTATGATTTGATAAAGTCTGGTAATTTCCAATTTACCATGTTCATATTCATATAAACACATTCTTTTGTGCCTGCTCCTGGAGCTATGATATACTCCACTGGCATTTTTAATCTTTGAAGTGCTGTAAGTCTACCTTGACCGTCGATTACTTCCATATTTTCATTCACTACAATAGGATTATGTATCCAGCCTATTTTTTGGATACTATCTACTATCTTACTAATTCTACTCTCCGGTATATCTCTATTTCCTACTAATCTTTTGAATATCGAATAATCTCTTGTAGTGTATACATTATATGCTACACTGTCCTCTCTTTCTTTTCCAAACATAATTATTTTCCTACCTTTCTATCTACTAATTTATATCTTTAAAACAAAATTCTCCGAAGTCTTCTTCCTCTCCTTTATCATTTGTTATCCATACATCAAATGGGTCTCCATAACTTGTTATCTTATGTACGTGATATATTTTACCTTTGGTTATTGTGTCATAATCCTCAATCGCTCTAACAAATATGTCTGCGTCATAGTCTACTCCGTTGATATTTCCTAAACATTCTGGTACGTCGGCAAGTTTTCTAAACATCTATCCCACCTCCCTCGTACATCTCGTCTAGCAAGATTTCCTTTTCAACTTCTGTCATACTATCTGGGTCAATATCATACAATATTAAGTCTGAAAATGGGTCCATTATTCTTCACCTCCTGTGACAGACGGTGTATAACCGTTTGCTGTAAGCCAACTATAACTTTTTTCATATTGGTCTAAACTAATCTTAGTGCCTGGCATTAAAAACATATTACAAATAGCTTTGTGCATACCTGCTAGAAATACATTCTCGTCTTCTGGTATATCTATGTCATACTTTTTACAATATGCTTTCATTTTATCTGGGTCTCCACTCGCAAGTGCTTCGTCTCTATCTTTTTTGAATTCTTCTAAGTCCATATTATAACCTCCTTCTTTTATAAACATTATACACAACTTTTAGTAGTTTGTCAATACTTTATCTTAAATTTTTACGAAAATATTGTATACGCTAATATTGGTAAATAAAATAATAGGAAGCATAAAACCGCATATTTTATTCCATAAGCGTATTTTTTCTTTATAATACTAATCAATTTTAATAATAGTGTCGCACTTATCAATGTAATTATATAAATTTTTAAACACATCATTTTAGCTTTCCACCTTTCTTTTTTCTTGTTTTTCTTTCTGGTTTAATTCCTAAGAAATCGTTAATACGTTTTTGAGCTTCTAATATATACCACTCATAATCTATATTATCTAACTCTCCTATTTTCTTACCACGTATATCAGTATTGATTATTAGTACGTGTTCTGGTGTACCTTCAACTTTATCAAGTGAGCCTATTTCTTTATCTCTTTTATGTTTGAATAAACCACCAAGAGTTTTATCTACACTCGGGAATATCCTGTTCACTTTCTGTACTATTTCGTCTCCTGAATCTTTTTTCCAAGTTGGGGTGTCGTACATATTCCCTAGCTTTTTAATCATTTGATAATCAGTTGCTGGATTTTCTGGATTACAAATAGTAGTCCTAATATCTACTCCATTTAAGAAATATTCAACTACGGCTTTGGCAAGGATTGATAGCGTATCCTGTTCATTACCGTCATCATACTTCGTTACATACGCTCCTTTAACTTTTACCTTTCCACTACTATCTTTGAATACGTAATTGTTAACGTCTTTTTCGTATAAGTTGTCAGCAACAGTTTTCTCTAAACTAAATCTCCAATCTTTTTCCCAACCTTTACATATTCTGTCTATGATTTCTTCTGCGTCATCAGTTAATAATTCTAATGCAATACCGTCAGTATTAGATTGAATAAGTTTGAAATATTCCGTTGGATATGGTGATTTTATTCCGTGAATTGTACTACTATCTACTGCCCACGCAGGTTTCTTTCTCTCTTTTCTTTTTGCATTGTGAAGTCTATATATTAAATCTAATAATGATAATTGTCCTAACATACACATTTTAGTATTATATTCGGGGTCATAAATCTTCTTGAATTTATCTTTCATACAACCACTTGTAGTATTAAGTATAAGTTTATATCTTGCTGCTTGGTCTTTTAGTGTTTTCTTTTCGTCTTTACTCAAACTATCGTCGTGCATTTTCTTTTTAATATCCATACGAACTTGAACCATATCTCTAAATGCTTCAACGCCACGTTTATCAATTTGTCTTGATAATAAATCCCACTGTACTAATATGTTAGGATATAGTGAAGATACGTCAACCCATATAATCTTCTTTCCGTCCTCTGGTCTACATATATAATTTTTAATTCCTCCGTGTACTCCTCCAAGTGCAAATGTATGCTCTACCCCTAATATATCTATCACTAAACTTAATTTTGTTTTATCACATTTTTTCGTATCCCAGTTATGCTTTTCTAATTCGTGTAACGCTCCTAAGAAAAATTCAAATACCATTTTTATTTCTGGTACGTCCCAATTACAAGGTAATGTTGATAATTGAAAATTCTTTCTAGCTCTTGTATTTACTCCTCTATTCTGTGATAATAATATAGTCTCTGTTAGTTTTGCGTTTGTTTTACATACATAATTTATAGGTAATCCAAATTCTTTTACAAGTAACATTTTAGTTTTGAATGTATTTTTTCTTTGCTTAAATCTTTCTAGTGTACCAAATAAATCTGCTCTATTATATTTTGCAACGTCGTCTTTTTCTTCTTGTGTTAATTTTCTATCTATATCAAATGGCACAACACTTTCAACTATACTCATTCCAATAAAACCTTCTAGTTGTTTTAATGAGAAGAACGAACCGTCACCCAGCAGGTCGTACATAATAATATTACTTTGGTAATAGTCATTTATATCATATTTTCCTAATATATTAAATATAGGTGTATCACTATCTTGTGCTTTAATTATGGTATTACTGCATTCAAATACTTTATTTTCTGTCATTAATTTACCGGTTAAAATACCGTGTAATAAAATTTTGTCATAATGGTCACTGTTGTAACCGTATCCAAACTTCATCTAAGTTTTTTTTAGCGAACTCTCGTATATCATTTATGTCCCACAATTGTATTACTTCATTTGTTTCTATATTTAAAACACCTAAAAGCGTGTTGTGTTTAAATACTTCAAAATCTGCTACTAACATCATTAACTCCTTTCAAATATGTTTCCAATGATAACCACCTGCTGTATGTATTTTATAAATACGCCCTTTTCTATCATGGCACACTTTATTATGAATAGCACGATTGATACTGGAATGGTCTATCCCCGTTTGCCTTTCGGCTTCTTTAATACTAGAATATATAATCCCAGTTTCAATACATAAAATTTTTATTCCTTCATTCTTTTTTACTTTTCGTAATGTTTCGCTTAATCTTTGATTTCTTGTGCCATAATTGCTATTATATTTCATAGTACACCACTCTAAATTAGTCACAACATTATTCATCGGATTCTCATCTTTGTGATTGATTATTGGTAGATTATCTGGATTAGGTATAAATGTTTCTGCTACAAGTCTATGGATATATTTTATAACTTTGTTTTTATTTTTAGAAAGACTAATTATAGGATAACCGCTTAATAAAACTAGCTTTCATGATTCGTACTTCATTTTTTCCGTTTGTAACGTAGACTTCTAACCCTACCTAAATTACTCACTTGATATAAGCCCTTATAATCTTTAACGTCTTTCCATATTTCGGTCATAAATTACCTCCTAGATAGCCCAAAAATTCAATATAGTTTTATCTTCTAATATATTTCTTAAATATGTTTTTAATACTGGCTCGGGTCCACTTATGAGCTGTCTATGTCCTCGAGCTTTATTACATATTTGTACTATTGAGCTTTCGCACATATCACTATGATACTCAATACTACCAATACTACTAGGTAGCAGATTATACTTTTCATTTATTAAATCGCATAAATCGTCTACACTAGCGTTTTTCTTATCACTATTTACTTTTTTTCTTCCCATCGTCTGGCTCCATTCCAAAAACTTTTTGAATAGTTTTCTTTTTCTTTTCAAATGCTTTTTGAGCCTGTGCATCACTTTTATATTTATCACTTGCATAATCCTCGATTGATTTCATAGCAGTTTCATATATACCTTGAACAATATCTATCTTTTGGTCTAAATATTCAGGCTCGTCCTTATAACATTCTAATATATTCCCCAACTCGTAAACCATTTCTGTAGCGAGGGTGTCCATTGCGATTAGTGTACCCTCTTGAAGTTTACGATTAAATTCTTTCCCCATACGCATTAGCTCTGCGTTATATTCTTTAGTTAATCTTTCTTCTGTCATTTTGATAGCATTTTGTATACCCTCTTGATACATCTTAGGGGTCATACTCTCATAATACTTTTTAATAGCAAAATCTTCGCTCGCTTTTTGTAACTTTTTCCAGGTACTACTCATAACTATACATCCTTTCCAAACATTTTAGGGTCGTCTAAATTCTTTTGCAAGAATTCAACCATTGCATTCATAACATCTTGTCTTTGTGAATTTGAGATATATAACATTTTTTTATCGTCACCTTCTCCAAATTCATAAGCAAGTAATGCAAACCCAAAATTCTCTGGAAGTTTAGCTTTTATGTCTTTTGCTATTTCTTGTAGCACAGCATTAGCTTGTTCTTCTCTTTCTGTCATTTCTTTTCACCCCTTTCTAGTTTTTTAAATCTACCTAATTTATCTTTAGGTCGTCGACTACTTTCTATTCTGTGCCAACAACCACAAGACCTATAATTACTATATGGATATATAAACTGGTCTTTTCGTAACAATATTATATTACCACAATCACATTCACATTTCCATACACTACGACTTTTACCGTTTTTTCTATATTCCATATGACTAAATCCTAAAACAGTTAAATATCCATATCTGTTCCCAGTTATATCAATCAACTTTTGCAATTTTATTTCTCCCTTCCGTCTTCACTACCGTCATTTTTTAATTCAACAATAGTAGTTTTCTTAGGGTCTTCGTGTAAATTTCTATCAGCCATCCATTGTTTGAACATATTATAAGCTACGTCTTTGTCTGTTGCATAAAATACTCTTGTGAATGGACGTCTAGTATTGAATATAGTAGATATACTATCAGTAGTAATTTGATAACGTTTCATTGTACTATCTATTCTATCCCCCGCAAGTAGTATCTTATCATTAGGGTCTTGTGTATAAGCATTCCAAGCCCTTTGCATTTCTATAATTGTGTTTGTTTGATATAGTTTTTTCCAAAAGAATATAGCTCCTTTTAATACACGTCTCCAAGTCAAAAAGCCTTTGAACTTTATATCATCTGCCTCTTGAAAACCATTATATTCCCAGTCGTGTTGTAATTTTCTTTCTACTACATTCAAGGCTTGCTCTAAATCAAGCATTGCTTGTTGACTATTAGATTTTGCAATAGTCATAAATATATCTTTTAATTTATCAGTATTTACAAGTACGTCTAATACGTCCTCTAAACTCTCGTCTGGTATTTCACAACCACATTCTCTCAATATTCTAATAAAACTGTCTTGGTCAGATAATGGGTCTAACGCTTTCTTTATAGGTTTCATCATAGGGTGTTGCTCCACCTCGCCCCCATTAGCTTTTGAAGAATAATAAGTATTATTGTCCGGCACAGTTAATTCTGGTTCTGGCTCCACTGATTTCTCGTGTCTCTTATTTTGCCCTTCTATCGCTCTATCTACTCTCCATTTTTCTTCATCGGATAAATCTAAATAACGAATATATACTTTTCCTCTAGCTTTCATATTAGCTTTTCTTCTCGCACACCTTACACATACTCCGTGTGAGTTTAATTCTTCTACCTCTTTTCCACAGTCTACACATATTTTTTGGTTTGTTTCGGTCTCCATTTTTCTTCTCTCCTTTTTCTTCTCCCTATATCTTAATATTTCGGGTTTAATAAATTGAGTTATAGGCTTAAATTTATCTTTTACTTCTAATACCGTAATTGCTACGTGTGTACCTTTATTATATATAACTTCAATGTCCCCGTCAGTAATATACCCTATCTGGTTTGATTTTCTAGTCGTATAACAGCAATGTCTATACAGTGCACAATCGTGAATTAAATCATCTTTTCCATACCATTTGACACTACTCCTCATAATATTACTCGTATTATATTTTATATCCACGTCTTTTCTTTCTAATAATCTTTGTCGTGCGTGGGGCGACAACTTCATATCTTTTGGTAACTTCATAACTTCTCCTTTCTTATATATAATGTTGGGGGCAAAGGGTATTGTTTCATAAGTTATAGAAGCGGTCTCACACTTCTAGCTCCTACCCTTTGCATAAGGATTTCTGCGTTCCTATGTCTATATTATACAACAATATTATCAACAAGTCAATAGGTTTATTGTCTTTTTTTTTTCTAAAAAATTTTTGCGCTCGTGTTTTATGCAAAGCCGAGTGTTATTTTGATTAGTTTACATAACGCTACAACCCTTGAGTCTACTGCGACAGCGGGTCTTCTAAGGACAAGAGATTTTTTGTCTAAATTTCATAAAATCTATTGAAAATTTTTATAAAAAATGATATGCTATGTGTGAAACATGAAATATGAAATGAGAAATAGGAGATTAAAATGAAAGATTATAGCGATAGCGAATTTTTTAACGCTCCTTATAGGGGTGTCACTAGCGTTCTAAATGCAATTTTTGGTAATAAATTTGAAAAAATGGATATTCCAGAGAGAATATTAAAAGCTGCAGGAGAAAGAGGGACTGCGGTACATAAATATATAGAAGATTGGTTAGGTTGGTATGACCGTAGATTTAAGCCAGAAGACGAGTTTGAACCTCACTTAGATCTTGAATATACACAATATGAAGCTCGTTTCAAAGAGTGGTTAGAAGAAAGAATAGACTGGGATATACACCCACTATACACAGAGCAACGTGTTATAAATAAGAAGTTAGGTGTAAAAGGAATAATAGACTGTATCGCCGTGGTTAATGATAAAATATGTATGATAGACTGGAAAACAAGTAGCAACTTAGACGAATGGTCGACCGAATGTCAACTTCAATTATATTATATGATGTTATTAAAAGGCAATAAAGAGCAAAGAGACTTAGCGAAAAAGATAGATGAATTAAGATGTTTGAGCCTTACTAAAACTGGTTATCGTTGGTTTAAGTTTTCAATAGATAAAAAACTAGGTAATGCTATATTAGAATTATGGAATAAACATTTTAGAGAAATAGCAGAGGCAGAGAAAGAAAAAGAGAAAAAAGGTATAGTAAGGGAGCCAGTGATATTATGAAAGTAAAAAACGTTAACTTAGAATGGTATGTACTTCGTTGGGATTTTAATACTAAAAAAGTAATAAACTATAATATATTACAATGGAGAAAAGAAGATATAGCAAACGAAGTAAGAAGAAAAAGCATACATAATAAAAGTATATTACGTGAATATCTAAAAACTACATTTATGTATGATTACTGGAGCAAAACAGAATGTGAATTTTATATTTCTGATTTGCACGGAGACGATTATGAAAAGATTGATATATGGAGACAAATTGAACCGAATTTAAACCATATAGTTGAGTATGTAAATTCAAAGATGGACCTAGGACTAGAGTAGGAGGTACGCGTATGGCAGAGGTCATTTACAGTAGTATGAAACGAGACAATACCATAAATCCTTACAGTCATAGAAAATTCACAAAAGCAGATTGTATGGAATGGTTAGATAAGTTGGAGGACGAAAGTGTTAACTGCTGGATAATAGACCCGCCCTACAACGTATTAACAGGTAATATGAAGAACAAAAATGGAGCAGCAATATTCCATTCACGATACACAGCCCATGTCTCTCCTAGTGAGAGTGACTTAGAAAAAGGTATGGTAACTCCTAGATTTGAAGTTGCTATTCCGTGGGAAGAAAAATCTAAATTAGAAGACTATAAGAATTATTGTTATATTTGGTATTGTAAAGCTCATCAAAAATTAGCAGACGATAGTTTTATGTTCATATTTTGGAGTATGAAATATTTATATTTGGCGTATCAATTATTTGACGTCAATCGAGTTATATTTTGGCAACAACCGAATATGATAAGTAGTATAACAGGTGATTTTAGTTATGATATAACACCAATTATAGTAGTAAGAAAAGGTAACGCAAGATTAAATAAAAAAGCAAAACTATGGGATAAGACAAGTGTACTAAAATTCGCTAAACCTCAAGGAAATTATAGGGATGATAAACTAGCCCACCCTTGTCAAAAACCTAGAAAATTATTAGAGCATTTGGTATGGCTATCAGACGCAGACCAAGAGGGTTGTGTCATTGGAGACTTCTTCGCAGGTTCAGGAAGTCTCTTACGAGCAGTGAACCAAGCGGACGTTATTCTTTGCGATCTGAATGACGAATATTACGATAAATTCTTTGACACCTATGTAACTGACCCAAGAGTATATCGTTGCGAAAAAGAAAAATGGATAAAATAAGTGAGTAGTAGAAAGGTAGGACGATAGTATGTTAAAAATAACTAAACTTGATTTTGAATTAGGAAAAAATACAGAGAAAATCCCTAACGGTCTATGGTATGTAGTCGCAGATTATGTGAAAAGAGGGGAGGATTCTTATGATAGGGCGAAACGTAGATTTGCAGTCACCACTATTGTATCTGAATTGAACGAGATACGTGAGCGTGATGACGTTGAAGAAACTGACTTTCGTCTTATTTTAATGGCTGAAATAAATCAAATATATGCTAACTACAAGAACCTGACCATCTTTGAACAGGATATAATAAAATATATCGCTGAAATATTCAAAGTTCTAACAGATGGAGGTGTTTTATAATGAGCAAAACAATAGAGTTTACTTTCTGCGAGTTGCCAGAAACACCTCGTGAATTTAATATAGAAAAATTTAAAGAACACGACCCAGAACAAATAAAATTATACAACGATAGTAAAGCGCCTAGACGTAAAAAATTATTGAGTTATGACGATTTGAAAATAGATAGTGGTGACGGTCCTAATTATGCTAGAGTTGTACCTGATGATTGCGTGTTCATAGATTATGATAATGCTACTGAAGCAGCTGAAATGTATGAAATCATCATACGTTCTAAACTAAAATGTTTAATATTAGAGACAGTAAAGGGTTATCATTTTTTATTCCGTAAACCTGATTTTTATAAAAAAGAAATGACTAGAGCTACTAACTGGTTTGGTTATACATTTGATACTAAAGGTCCTGGTAGTGTTCAAATTATAAAAGTGTGTGGTATGGAGCGTGACGAAAGAGCTAGTTGGAGACCTAGTGAGTTAATCGCACCTAAAGCTATAAATATTGAAGATTTAGATATACTTCCATACTGGTTATGGGGAAAGTTAAAAGATACTGAATTACATAAGGGCGGAAAAACTGGTGACAGGACAAAAGAAGACGCAGTAACATATACACTGAAAGATAATCCGTTCACAACTTTGATGAAGATGACCGAAGGGTCAAGACATAATTTCATAGTTGAGCGCTGTAGTTATTTTGGTTTGAGTAACGGCTTTGAAATGAATGAATTCAAAAATTTAATTCAAGCCATACACGACCAATACCTAGTTAAAATTGGTACAGCTATGTCTGACTCGGATTTATTTGGAGACCTACCTAAACGTTGGGAAGACTATGGAGCAATGTTGTCTTCCGAGGGTTGGGATTATGACGAAAAGGAAAGGCGTTGGAAGAAAATAAAATCAAAAGACGATAAAAAGATAGACGAACGTAGAGCCGCCGAGTATTTATTTAAGCAATTTGACTTCTATGGCACAGGAGCAGGAGATGATGGACTTTTCAAAAAATTATTCTACAAAGAATTGGAAGGTCCTTATGAGTATAAGACCGATTTAACCGTACCAAGACAAGCGTTAAAAGATCACAGTGAACAGAATTTCAAAGAAACGTATTTTAAAGAAGTGGAGGTGCAGTTAATGCAAATGTGTGCAGCTAATAACAAAATAATAAGACGTAATGACACTTATATAATTTGTAAAAATAAAATATTATCTTGTATAGCGCCAGACGCATACGACTTTTCTTGGCTTGGCACAAGACCTCCAACAGATGTAATATTTAGGTGGAATTGGTATCCAAAAGAATGGGTTGAAGAACACGAAGAAGATTTGGGTAAAAATATAAATTGGTTTATATCTCAATTATCAAGAAATTCAAAAGGTATTCCTCAACCTATGGTTCAAGATTGGCTTTGGGTAATAGCTGGGGCTAGTATGATACCCGCTAATCAACTTCAAAAGATAGTAATACTTGCAGGTGGAGGACAAAACGGAAAATCTCTTTATACCTCTCTAATCAGACTATGTTTGGGTGAAGATATGTTTAACGAAAGTAAGATATTTGATAGTAACCCTCACGATAATAAATTTTGGGGTGAAGACCTAGACCACGGTATTTTATGCGTAATAGACGACTTAAACAGAGTATATAATAGAGACGCATTTTCATATATCAAAGGTGGTGTAACTGGTACAGATACGGTTTATATAAATGAAAAATTCAAACCTAAAAAGAAACTAGACGTACTACCTCAGATTATTGCTTGTACTAACTTTGAATTTGAACTATACGATAAATCAGAAGGTATGCGTCGTAGGGTAAAAATACTACCTACTGAATTCCACGTTGATGACAGTGTTAAAGATGAATTATTGCAGTGGAAGCTGGTACTGAACACAATGGATAATGCAGCGGTTGCAGAATACAGAATGAAAGAGAGTGCTTATGGAGATAGAGGTACTAAAGTTATGAAAATGCACACAAGAGAGACTGGTGTATTAGATAGTTTAGACCACGGAAGTTTAGCTTGGTTTGCGAATAAAGCTAGATATATGTATATAGATTGGATGTTAGGAAAATTAAAACTAGAAGATACTGACGATATGAGAGAAAAATTAGAAGGTACTTTCTCTGGTGGATTTGACGCCGAGCTAGAAGAATTCCTAGAATGGTATGTGGTTGAACGTAAAGAAGATATTTGGACAAAAGAATTATATTTAGAATATCAAGATTGGCACAGTGAAATGGCAACAGGAGACCAAGCTATGAAAGAAAAAGCATTTTCAATGAAACTAGGTAAAACTATAAGTAAACTAACTGAAAAAGGTTATAATGTTGAAATGAAAAAAACTAGAAACGATAAAGGTATGAGTTTAAATAGATTATTTATAGGAAAGAAAGAAGAAGAAAAATGAAAAAAGTAATTTTATTGTGCGTGATTTGGTTGTGCGGAGGTTTTATATCCGCACTTCTAAAAAACCTAAAAGTGAACGACCGGATTTATATATGGTTTGCATTTTACTATTGGTTATTTTAGTTGTTTGATAATGTATTGGAAAGGAGCGATAATATGCCTAGAGGAAGAAAAAAGAAAAAGGAAGAAGTCTTTGACGCAGAAGAACTAATTGGTACTTTTATGAAAGGCGATAGACTTACAGATGACGAGAGATATAAAAAGACTGTTGATAATATATACAGAAAACTAAAGCCTATTTGGCTACAAGAATGTAAAGACGCAATGTGGTTATTACAAGACGACTATGTTAAAACCGTTGCCGATATAATTTATTTAGATGACCAGATGGGAGGTAATTTAGACCCAACCTCACTTAGCACAGACAAACAAAATTTATTAGGTTGGAAGCAAGTTCAGTCTGTAATAGAAAAATATAGAGCTATGGATTATAGTTTAGTCGACCAAGACGGAATTAAAGCTATACTTAGTAGTATAATTAAAAACAAAAACGCTCGTGACGCAGACAGATTAAAAGCAATAGAAATGTATACTGGAATGTACTCAGGAGAAGGTATTGAGCGGTGTTACATTCGTTAATGATTTATACAAAGGAAAGTTTAAGCCAGACAGTAGTGATAAAGAAGATGAAGAATCAGATGAATAAAAAGTGAACAGAAAAAAGTACAACCTAATCATGCAACCTATTTAATCCTAGTTATATCAATGGTTTGAGGTGTGTTGGTTGCACGGTTGCACGATTTTTTGTAAAAACTTTTTGTTTTTCGAATCAATCAAAAATAAAAAGTGAACAGAAAGAGGTGTTTAGCTTGAAAGTATTAAGTTTATTTTCACGGAATCGGTGCGTTTGAATTAGCACTTAAACGAATAGGTGTAAATGTTGAGTTGGTAGGGTTTTCAGAAATCGATAAATACGCTGTGAAATCTTACTGTTCAGTACACGGTGTATCCGAAGATTTGAATTTAGGAGATATATCAAAAATTGATTTAGACAAACTAAAAGATTTGGACATAGATTTAATTACCCACGGTTCACCTTGTCAGGATTTTTCAATTGCAGGTAGACTTGCTGGAGGAGACAAAGGCTCTGGTACTAGAAGTAGTTTAATGTGGTGTACTGTTGATATAGTTGAAGCGGTGCGTCCTAAATATGTGGTTTGGGAAAACGTAAAGAATTTATTAAGTAGTAAAAACAGACATAATTTTGACGGTTATTTGGAGATTATGGATAAACTCGGTTATGATTCGTACTATAAAGTGTTAAATTCAAAACATTATGGCATTCCTCAAAACAGGGAGCGTGTGTTCACTGTATCAATCAGGAAAGATTTGGGGTTGAATTATGAATTCCCACCAGAAATCGAGTTAACTAAAAAACTTAAAGACGTATTAGAGGAAAGTGTTGACGAGAAATATTATTTAAGTGACAAACTAATCGCTGGGTTAATAGTAAACACTGAACGCCAGAGGGCGAAGGGTAATGGATTTACATTTGAAACTACTGACGGAGACTGTGTGGCAAAGACTGTAACTACTAGAGTTGGAGCGTGTAGGTCGGGAGATAACTATATTCAAGTTATAGGTAAATTAGATATAAAAGGACACGACTGCGTTAAGCGTGTATATTCTGGGGAAGGATTAGCACCCACCCTTACTGATATGCAAGGAGGAAATAGGCAACCAAAAATAATGATAGTAGGTAATTATATGCCAAGTGGACACGATGCTTCAAGAATTGTAGATGAAGAAGGTATTGCTCCTACAGTAAAAGAAAATCACGGAACTGTTACAGCAGTTGCTATAAGAGGAAAATATAATGAACCAGTTATTGCTGCAAGCAGGGGACGAAATCCAGATAGACCTGGTGATAGAACTCCTGGTATCCCTACTGAACAGAGATTGGAAATAAATAAGCAGGGAATTAGTAATACAATAACAACTGTACAAAAAGATAACTATGTTATAGAACCTTGTTTGAAAATAAAAGAAGCCACGAAAGCAGGTTATAAAGAGGCTTACGCAGGAGACGGTGTTAATATCTCTGGAAGAATGAAGTATCAAAGAGGTAATGTTCAAAAAGAAATGACACAAACGTTAATGGCAAATGGAAGTGAGAGGGGTGTTGTTACCCCAGATATGCGTATTAGAAAGCTAACTCCAAGGGAGTGTTGGCGTCTGATGGGATTTGGTGATGAGGACTTTGATAAAGCTAGAGGAGCAGGGATTTCAGACACACAATTATATAAGCAAGCACGGAAACTCAATTTGTGTACCCGTCTTAGAAGCGGTGTTCAAGAATTTATTTAGAGTAGAAAAAGAAAAGAAATTGTGATATAAATAACGAAGAAAGTGAGGTGGAAAGTCCTAATGAAACGAAAATTAAGTGATATAATACTTCCTAATTACTGGGACTTACTCGAAGACGGGATAGGTGAACAGCTGGAACGTTCGCGTAAAATGTTTTTACGTGGAGGACGTTTCTCTGGTAAATCTTACTGGGCGGCTCATCATATAATTTTAACTCTTTTAGCTCTTGCTGCTGTTCACAAAGAGGGCGAACCCTGGGCGTGTTGTTTGGCATTAAGAAAATATAATAATACATTAAGAACCTCTGTATATGCTGAAATTGCTAATGCTATAATCAATTTAGGAGTTGAAGACAAGTGGCAAATGCTTACTAACCCTATGGAGATAAGACTTAAAGGGACTAAATCTGTAATCAAATTCGCTAATCTGAACACAGCAGAAGACTATGGAAAAGTAAAGAGTATTAAGTGGCCCCGGGGGTTACTGTAGGTTAATATGGTTTAACAAAGAAGTTACACAAATTCTTCAGACCATATAAAACCCATTAAATTCAGGGAAAACCCGAACGGAACAGAAAGGATAAACGTGACACTGTTGCTGAGGACAATCCTGAGCGAAGATTATTTAATTGAATATATAATAAATATGTGGTATAATATACTGACCAAATAAAAAAGGAGGTATATTATGTGGAAGCAAATTAAAGATTTCAAAGATTATGAAGTTAGTGAAGATGGAGAAGTACGAAGTCTAAAATACGGAAAAGAAACTATTTTAAAAGGTAGACTTAGTAAAGACGGATATTTACGTTATTCGCTACGAAAGAATGGAAAGGCTTATGAGTTCAAAGGTCACAGACTTGTAGCAGAGGCGTTTATACCAAATCCAGAAAACAAACCAACCATTAATCATATTAACGGAGATAAAACTTGTAATAAAAAATGGAACTTAGAATGGGCAACTAGAGAAGAGCAAATGAAACACGCATATAGATTAGGATTAAAAAAGCCTGTTAATTGCCCACATAGAAAACTTACAAATGAACAAGTTTTAGAAATCAGAAAAATTTATAAAGCACATAGTAAAGATTATGGAATGATAGCACTTGCTAAAAAGTACAAAGTAAGTGGAGCAACAATAAAAAGATGTGTAAATAATATTTATTATAAAGATATTAAATAATAACGTGCAACGACTATCGAAAGGTATCCTGCAAAGAAATGAACAGGAGAGAACGAGTAGAGTAAGCTCCAAGTGGAGTTGAAAAAGTGGGAATTATTATTTTGGTAACAGAAATAATAATTATGATATAGTCTAAACACTATGGTAACATAGTGAATATAAGTGGAAACGACTTATATGTAATGTAAAATTGTGAAGAAGCTGACCAATTTCAATCTAAACACGACGTAGACCAAGTATTACTATCTTTATATCGTGGTGGTGATATATTTGAAACTATATTTACATACAACACACCATTCTCACCTTCACACTGGCTTAATATTGGTTGGAACAATGCAAAAGAAATGGCGGTGGACGTGGAAACGGACAGCGAAGAAGATAGAGGAGACAGAAAAAGATTAGGTGAAAAGGTTTACTTCAAACACGTTAACTTATATGATATTCCAAGAGGTATAGTACCACAACAGGTTTATGATATGGCTGAAGCAATGAAGGAAGAAAATGAACAGGAGTGGAAGCACGTCATAATGGGAGAGGTTGGAGACCCGGCTACTATGGTATTCCCACTACTTAGACCTGTTAGGGTTGGAGACATAGACACGAGGGAATTTGGTAATGGTCCTGAGTGTTGGCGTTGGCTCGTTGGTATGGACTATGGGTATAGACCTGACCCTACTGTCTGTGTAGTTGTAGGTTATAATAAAGTGCGTAAAATATTATTTATAACTGACGAAGTCAGAGGTATCGGTTGGTCAGAAGATGGTATTTATATGAACGTTAAAGAAATGCTATCAAGGGGCGGTGGCTTATTTGATAGGTCGGTTAATATATCGTCGCTAATAAACTCTGAAATAGATAATAGAATTATCGACGGCTTGAGGAGTAAGGGACTGAACATATACCCGGTTAAGAAGGTATCGGGTTCGAGAGATGTATCATATCAATTTCTTACTGGTGGATTTGGCGACGTTAAGGAAATCTGGATTGACTCAGAGAGGTGTCCTGGTTGTTGGGCTGAGTTTGTAGGTGCTGAGTTCTTGCGTAGAGATATAGGTGGAAAAGAAATAATAATTCAAGAATGGCCTAGTGTTAATGACCATCGGGATAGATGCTTGCAGATATGCAACAGTTGATTTATGGTCTGGACGTGCGGTAACTGGTTCAAAGAGGACGCTTTTATAGGTATTGACACGAATATGATACTATGTTATAATCAGTTCATTAAAATAATAGGAGGATTGATTATATGAAACAAATTATTTTTGACGGACACAAATTTACGAGAGACGAAAAAACAGGTTATTATCTAAAAACAACAAAACCAAGAAAAAGACTTCATATTTATGTATGGGAGTATCACAATGGTTGTACTGTACCAAAAGGTTACGAAATACACCATAAGGACTTAAATAAAGATAATAATGATATAAGTAATTTAATATGTATTCCAAGTAAAGAACACAAAAAAATACATAGTGAAATGCTAACTGATATGCAAAGAGAAGCAAGAAGACAAAATATGAATCAGAATGTACGACCAAAAGCAATAGAATGGCATAAAAGTGAAGCAGGTAGGGAGTGGCATAAAGAACGATATAAGGAAACATTAGGTAAATACGAAAAAGTTAAAATCAAGAAAATCTGTGAAGAATGTGGCGGAGAGTATGAAGTGAACAATAGTAATGTAAATACGAGTCGATTTTGCAGTAATAAATGCAAAAGCAGGTGGAGACGTGCTGCCCGGTCTTGATGATGTTGAACGTATATGTGAATACTGTGGTAAAGTATTCAAAACAAATAAATATAAACCTACTAAATATTGTAGTAGTTTATGTGTGAATAGAGCAGTTACTGGAAGTAAAAGGAGTTTATTATAATAAAATAATATTGGAGGTTAATAATATGAAAATAAATATAGATTTAGAAATAGTAAAGCAAACTAATAATGTATGGGGATTTGAATATATGACGGCATTATGTATGGAAGAATTTGCAGAAGTAGTACAAGCAATAAATAAAGTAAGACGAAAAAAAGATAATGAGAGTTTAGACCATTTAAACGAAGAAATTGCCGATTGTTTGATTTGTATTGAACAATTAAAAGATATGGAATTAGTTAATGACGCGAGTATTCAAAAATGGATTGACTATAAGCAGAATAGACAAAAAAATAGAAACAAAAGCGGTGATGATTATGATAGGTGATATGTTGAACAATAATAAGAGGCGTGATGTGAAGACCCGCTTAGACCAGCAAATGTATATGGGTAAAAAATATAGGCAAGATAAAAAGTCCCGGCTACTACGTTTGTACGTCTGGAGATAGAAAAAGACTTCACGTGGCTATGTGGGAAGCTGAGGCTGGTATGAGTGTCCCGGTTGGGTGCGTAATACACCACGTGGACTGGGTTAAGACTAATAATGTGATAGAAAATCTGGTTTGCGTGTTGGTAAGTGAACACGAGAGGATACACAACACTCCCGGTGGACGTGAATTTGGAGAAAAATTAAAAAAAGAGAGAGGTGTAGGTACACCTCCCGGTTTGGTTTGAGGCGGGGAGCTAATTGTTCCCGGTCTCTTTTAAATTCTTGCATTATACTTTTTCC